CTAAACAACACAATGCCAAGATTGCGAACCAAGATAAGATTAGTTTCCAGTTCATACCTGATACCGGCACGGAACCCTCCGGTCCAATCCTGCTTGTAGCAGGCGAGCCTCCCCTGGAGGTCGTTCTTGATGCCCCGCAACGCCTTCACGGAAGCGATGCAGACATAGTTCTCACCGTCATAGAACGGGACCGGGTTCGCGGTGTTCCCACCAAAATCCCCGACCTTCATCGCGTCGACGATTTCTCGGATATGAGAGAGGTTCAGGTTGACCGAAGCCGTGGTGGAGGGGGTGCCGTCAACGTCCCAGGTTCCAGAGGTTAGGCTGGAGGGGATGTAACAGATCTTCCCCGCGGTCATCACGTCAGCCACCGCGATGTCCATGACTTTCGCCATGTCGTTACGGAGGGCTACGGTAATGGGGTTGTTGACGCTGAAGTCCGCGAGGGTATCCACTTTGCCCGTGTAGGGGATGGAGTTCGCGTACTCGCCCATCGTCAACTGTCCACGCTTGATGAGGAACTTGCTCTCCGGAACGCGCTGCGTTTCAGAGATAGCTCCACCGGCTTGCTGAATGTTGGTGATCTTGTCGAAGTCGAGGGTGTCACCTTTACCTTTGCCAATGCCGCTCTCTTTGCGGGTGAACTGGCGGAACTTCATCAACGGCTGCGAAGCCGTGCGAAGGGATTTGCTGAGCTTAGCGTTACTGAAGTACCCGCCGTCAGCGCTTACTGCCCAAAGTTGACCTGCCATTTTATTGATCTCCTAGTGATGTTGTTGATGGAAACAGCATCTCCAGGCGCTTGACATTAGGAAGCTCGCTTTTGAGGGGGGACCATCTTCTTGGCCATCATCTCGGATTGCTCCCGCAGATATTCTGTGAGGGCATCTTCCTCGCTGGCCTTCTGAGGCGCAGCCGGCGCCGCTTGGCGGTTACCGCTGGGTGACTCAACGAAGGTGTCCGGACTTGTGATCGTGTTGGTAACATTTGCGTTACCACCCTTCTGGGCGATCTGTGTAATCATCTTACGCGCTAATGGAGCTGCTCTTTCGAGTCTCTCTCGCGGCGTTAGGTTAGTGGGCTGTTGGTTGACATAGACAGTAACGATCTCGTCGTAGGGGGCCAGGTCCGGATTCTTGGCTTTGAAGTCCGCAATCAAGTCCCGAGCCGCTTCCCTGATGGCAATGCGTTGCTCGGCCTTTTGAATTGCGCGCTCCTCAACCGCCCCGAGGATCTCCTGGGGGTTCTCAGCAAATCGCGCCCAGAACTTCTTCAGCTCGTCGGCGCTCTTGTACTGGTCAGTGAAAGTCCGTTGGTCCTGTTGCTGGTCCTTGAGTTGCTGGCTTTGGGAGAAGTCGTCCATGCGGCGCTTCATCTCGGCCAACTCTTGGGCCTGCTGCGAGTGTTTCTGCTCTAGTTCTAGGTAGGCTTTATCTCGGTCCTCCGCGCTTTTGAACTTCGATATTGCCGTACCTTCTCCACCTTCTTGGGTTGTAGCGTCTTGCTGCCCTTCGAGGTTTTGATTAACTGGGTCCACTTGTCGTCCTCCTATGGGTTGTCCTCACCGCGACTAGCGAGGGCCCGATTATGCAGCGGGTTGTAGCCTCGCCCAGGATGGGCGATGGCTGCCTGCTGTTGTTACTGAACTGAATTAAAGATTTCACCGAGCGCTTCACTGGCCTCTTTGCCATTGAGCTGCACGGCTTTGAGTTCTTTCTGGATGCGCCATGCTTCGGAAAGCTGAGCCCGAATGTCCAATAGGATGTTGAGTTCGGGGGGCGCCTGGAGTAAGCGTCGAAGCAGTTCCTCGACCCGGCGTTCCATAACCGGGGAGAGAACCCGAAGCATCGTCTCAGCTCCAACCCCTTGGATCTGTTCGACGCGTCGGATCTCCACTTCGGAGGGAGAGAGGAACTTCTTGAAACTAGCGAGAGCCATTATTTCTCGGCGTATTTCTTTAAGCGGATGTAGCCGTAGGCACAGCCAACAACGATCGCCACACCAATGAAAATACCAAACACAAAACCCATTACTTACCTCCTACTGCTTTGAGTCTGTTTTCTAACTTCTCGATGTGGCCACTCAGTTTGGCCTCGTTGCTCTTTGTACAAATCTGGTAGGCTTCGATCCAATCCCGCAACCTGGTAGCTACCTCAAGTGAGAGGACAACTTTGCCCTCAACTAGGTCAGCCTCCATTAGAGGCTTAGGCGCACACACCTCAACGGCCGGCCTGGCCGGGATCTCAAGCGGGACCTTCAAGGGGAAGATCAGCGAGCAACTAGAAACGAAACTTGAGAGGATTATCGAAGTCAGCAGCCGGCTTGCTATCGTCTTTAATTTTTTCAATCTGCTTCTCCACTTTCGCATCGACCACCGCGTCCTGACTTTCGGCCGCGACGATCTTCTTGGTCACTTGCTTTACCGCTTCTGCCTGTTTGGCTTCCTGTCGCTCGCGCTCCTGCGCAACTCCCTTGTGCTTAATGGCGAAGTACCCAGCCACAACGCCAATGAAGGCGAGGAGGTAGGGGAGGAGGGGAGCCAGTAAACTAAGTATTCCCATTTGTCACCTGCTGGTTGAGGACCTGTGTCTTTTCTACCCACTCCCGATGGCCGATAGCCGTTAGCCAGGGAGTCACATACAGCAAATAGTCACCGGCGCTTTTGGTTGCGGTGACGATGTGGATTCCAAGGATTGTGATGTCAATGCCACCAGCCAAGAACCAAACTGTTCCAGCCAGTAGCGCGGGGATGGCCGCGGTCAAGTGCCACGACTTCTTGCCCCGGGAGTCTCGAAGCAGCATTACTTGGCGCTGGCTTCAGTTACCTGGAGGGGGATGCAGTCAGCAAAGAGCCCAGCGTCGAAGCTCGGTTCCAGCATCTGCTTGTCAATCTTCTCCTTGGCCAGTGCCACACAGGCTTCCATTGAAGCTGTTGGTACTTGCTCCAACTTCACCTGCCCATTCCATATGTACAACAGCAACAAGACTACTTTCATTTTTCTTTTTCCTTCAGTTCCTTTGCGGTGAGTTGGTGCTGCGCCTCGAAGTGCCGGGTCATCACGGTCTCAGCCCACGGCATCAAGCCCTCAGTAACGGTAAGGTTGTAGTTGCATTTGGTGCAGCTCAACTTGAGAGCCTGTTGCATGGTGGTGGTCCTCATCTCTACAACTCCATTATACATTTAGAACAGAGTTTGTCAAGCTAAAACACAACCAAGACTACTTCTTCGCTTCGACTATCGTACCCTTGATAACATTGAAGAAAGTGGAGAAAGTCCCCGCGCACTTGGCGAAAGCCACCTTGATGGTAAACTCGTCCTCGCCCACGAAGTAACCCCTGACGTAGATCTTGTGAGGGGTGAGCTTCATGGCCGCGCTCGCCGGCACCCAGCCCTCCACGGTGTCATCGCTGGTGTGGTCCAGGGCAACCAGCTCGATCGGGTCGCCCACCTTAAAGCTTTTGAAATTCATGGGTTTAGCCATTGCTATTGTTTCCGGAGGTTAGGTTTCCAGAGGTTATGGTGTAGGGTGGAATGTAGGGGCATTGCGACACCCAGGGCGCGTTGGTCTTGCGGCACTGGGGGCAGATCCATCCTTCCTGTGCCATTAGCCTAGCCCTCCTTCCGGAGCCATTGGATTATTGGCGGCCCCACCCATCTCGGCACCCTGCGAGGCGCTAAAGCTCTGCGCCGGCGTCATCGCTCCGGGGGCTGGAGCTGGGAACGGCTGGCCGGGCTGGGGTCCATTAACCGGCTGAACGGCGTTCTGGCCCTGGTTGACCAGCATCTTGGCCGGGTTCCAGCCCAGACTGGTGACGATCTCTTCGGCAACAGCGCCGGCGTTGAGCTGCTGGAGGAAGCCGGGAACGTGGGCCCCGAGCTGTAGGAAGCTGGAGATCTTCTCCAGGTTCTGCTGCTTGTCCAGCATTACCGAGATGCCCTGCGCGCGGAAGTTAAAGCTGTCGATGCCTTGACTGCCGAACATCACCACATATCTCTCGGCCGGGTGCAGGTTGCGCATCATCATGCTCACCTGTGGGAACTCCTCAATGAGCCGGGGTAGCGTGTAATCTTCGTGGAACTGGTAGATGGTCTTGGCACCCAGCTCCAGGGCCGGGTTGATGACAGTCTCCTCGACCGTCCTGGCGGCGTCATCCAGCCCTTCCAGGGCCTGGGTAGTCTTGGATTGGACTTCGGTCGCGGTCCTAGATCCACCTTGGCCCAGCCCACCGCTCACAAACTCCGTAACCCAGGTGCCCTCCTGGAAGTCCCGCTCGAACATGTTCAGCGCGGCCAGGGCTTCCTGTGGGATCTTACCCACGTCGATCGCTCTCACTACTTGTTTGTTGCCGGTCGGGTCGTTGAGCCCCTTCTTCCGCAGCGCCAACCCTGGGTAGATGCCCTGGGCAATATCGCTTGGACTATGTACAAGGTCGACGTCCACCTCGAACGCCTTGATGGCATCGAACATGGCGCCATCAGCTATCAGGTTGCTCAGCTCGGTAATCATGGAGGCAATACCAATGACGTCCTCCACGATGCCGCGGTTGTAGGTAGAGAAGGGCACGGTGTAAGGGGTGCCCACGATGTAGGGACTCTTCCCGTGGAAGAAGGGATTCTCGCGGGGTTCGCGGAGAACCGTGATGACTTTACCGTCCTGGGTGCCAGCCACGGTGAAAGTGGCATTACGCATCAAACAAGAGCCATCCTCATCAAAGATGTCGCCCCAGTAGTGATAGAGGATTACTTCGCGCAGGAATTTGGATTGGGTGATGGTCTGCTCGCCCTTGCGCTCCTGCTCATTGGGATTCTCGCTGGAGTTGATGCTACTAGAAGCAGCGGCACGAAGTTCCTCCAGCCCGGCCTTGGAGTAGATGCCCTGCTTGGCCAAGTCCTCAATGTCTGCGAGGCAGCTCTCGGTGCGCTCGATCTGGCCATTGGTGCCGGGGACAACCCAGAACTTGAATGGGTCGACGGCCTTGACGCCAAGGCAACCGTAGATCTTGGTGGTCTGCTTGGGCTTCTTGGTCCTAGCCTTCTCAGTCCCCACCTCAAGCCCGAAGCTGTAGGTTGGAACCTCTACCTCACTCTCCTCAACTTCGAGCGCGGGGATCTCCTTCCAATGCCAAAAGACCTTCATAATGATGGTCGAGGTGATGAGCCCAGCCTTCAGGGCGGTAGTAAATTCTTGGATGAAGTTGGCGTTATCGAACCACATGTCCAACAGGGATTTGGTGAAGAGGCCCTTCTGGGTCCCGAGCTTGCTCTCGCTGCTAATGGAGTAGAAATTCTTGACTCGGACAAGTGCGCGCCTGAAGGTGGCGGCGGCTCGGTCTACCGCGGGTCGAACTTTGGCGATGGGGATCTTGCTCTGCCACTCGGCCTTGCCGGCCCAGCTCACCCTACCTATGTACAAGTCCCAAGCTTTTTCCCACACTGATTGGCGCGGCCTCCGCGCTTCGTCTGCTACCTGAAAGACTGTTTCGAAGAAGAGGCGGGCTTGCTCGGCGTTGGCCGTCTTGGGCTTTGCAGGTTCGAGCGCATCGGCGTCCTCCTCTGTTACTTGTTGGATACTGGTGTCCATTATTCTTACTTCGCTCCTATTCTATAACTTGGCTGAGTGATGGTGATGTTGGTACTGGCCGTTGTTAAGTCGACGTCAAAGACCCTTGTACATATGTACTGGAGGGCGTCGTGGGGATGGGAATAAAGATTTTTCTCGGGCACCTCGCGCAGCGAGCCGTTGCGGGAGTAGGCGTAGTGGTAACCCCCATCAAAGCCGTTGATAATGGTCTTGCAGACGGGGCTGACCAGGAAGGCTGGATGGCCCTGCACGTTGCGCTGGAGGAAACTGATAACAGCAGAGCGGCGCTCCTGTGGGTTCTGCCGTCCGGGGATTGGCTTCAGGAACCACGGGCTCCCGGACATGATGGTCATACAAGAGCGCTCGTCGGTCTGACTTCTCACGAAGCCCGCGGGATCTATAATATCTACGAAGCGCTTAGCATTGGGGAACCAGTCCATCGACTTGACCGTCACCAAATTCAGGAAGCGCTCTAGGCCCATCTCTTCCTCGCAGATCTCGCGGAGGATATAGAGCTTCATGTTCGGCATGAGCTGGGCGAAGATGCAGGCAGGGGTGAGACCGAAGTCCCAGCCCCTCAGCACAGGAAGGTGGGGTGCGAACTTGAGCCAGTCCTTGGCGACGTTGGTGTTTCTATTCCATTCGTCAACGTAGACCGGGCGACCCTCGAAGCTTCTCCAGACCAGATGAAATTCCCTCAGGAACTTGTCCCGGGGGATACCTTGGGCAGCTTCCTTCTGGTAAGCCTCAGTCCTCTTGATGGGGTCCGCGAAGCAGTGGAGGCGTAGGACTCGGTAGCCATTCTGGGGATTGGTCCAAGCCTTCAGCCCCTCACACAACTCATCAATCTGGGCGTAGGTGGGCAGCTCGTCGGGGATCTCGTCGAGCTTAATGATCTCAGCCATCTAGCGGCGCTCAATTAAATCTGGGAACTCTTCAATACGGTGGGATTGTGGGTTAACGAACCAACCTACATGGCGATCATTTGACCTGATCTCATAAGAACTAAAACCATGCTTGGCCGCGTCAATCCGAAGGACTTCCAACATGTGCCCGCTGGGGTACTGGGTTGTGTACTCTATGCTATTTCCATATTCCATAATGATTCTCCTTTAGTGGAGGGTGGGCTTAGCGTCAGCATCATCAGGGTCGACGTCACCAATGGCACCGAAGCCATGCAGCATGGCGACGATCGGCTCCAGGGGAGTGATGATGCGGTCTTTCTTCCTGAGCAGGCGTCCCCACAGGATCGTGGCGCGCGCTTCGTGCAGCTCCATCTGGGGGCAGATGTAGACAAAGCGGACGGTGATTGGGAACAGCCGGCGCCAGAGCGGGGGCTTCTTGACATCCATCGCCACCATAGGTTCTGCTGTAGCTTCAGACATATGCAACTCCATTCAATGGTTAAAGTAAGGCGTCAAAGCAGAGATTGTAGAAAGCGTCGTGGCCTGGCGTCGAGACCACTGTCAGCCGGCCGCCACCAGTGATGCAGGGCTTTGCAGCACTAAGGGACTCTAGGGGGTGTTCCCAGAAGGCCCACTCGTCAAAGACGAGGGCAGTCGCGGTGTATTGGCGAAGCTGGTTCTCACCTTCGGGAATGCCCATTATGTACGAATCTAAGCCGGGGAACTCTATGAGGCACTGTTTGCGGCGCATCTTCGGCTTGAGCATCACCCGGTCTGGGATATGGCGGAAGATGAAATCCGCCTTGTCGATCATATCGGCTGACTTGCGCTCGCTCTCGCTGACAAAGAAGGCCGCCACGCCGGGGTGCCACATGGCCAGCCAAAGGTGGAGGTAGATCATCAGCCAGGTAATCATCATCCGCCTGGACTTGGGGACTGCGAGGAGCTTGTTCGCTTGCCACTCCCGAACCACGAACTCCAGCCAGGGATTGGCCGGGAATGTCTTGATTGGGTCATTAATGTCAACCTGGTCCAGCGTCCAGATAACCTGGTCCTTAATCATGGCCCAGGGGTCAGAGTGCCACCGCTTCATGTTGCCGGCGATATTGGCAGCGAGGCTCTGCTGCTTAGCTTCCGCTGCGGAAGCCTGACTGGCAAGGTTGGCTTTGGTGGTGCTTTCCTTAACAGCTCTAATCTCGTCGGGGGTGGGTGGGACGATGAGTGTTTCTTCACTACGCGCCTCTAGGCGCGGGATCTTAAAGGCCATTGGTCTCGTCACCAAGGGGGCTGGGAGAAGGAAGAGGCTCGCCTATGGCGAGGGGCTCGCTTTCACCTGAGTCACCAGCAGGGCTGGTCTCTTCCAGGATCTCCGCATCAGTTGCTTCTATCTTTTTTGTGTAGGGGCCGCGCTTGTTCAGCTCCCGGATGATGGCCTCAGCATCTGCGATCACGCTGATAGATTTCTCCACCTCGACGATGCCGTTGAGACCGAGAAGCTTAACCGCGCTATTGTACATAATGGAATCATTGCGGGAGTTGTTCATCAGCCACACCAGGCGCTCGACCGCGGCCGGCGTCACCTCGTTGATGCGCTTGAGCGCCCACTCGGCCTCGCTCACACCTTTGGGGATCTTGACGTTGGTGATGGCCTTAGGGACCTTCTCCACAGCCTGCTTGGCCTGGTGGAGCGCGAGGTTCTTGTTGGTGGCCTTGAGGTTGCCGAAGGTTTGGCGCCGGTAGTCCTGGCCCAACAGTTTGAGCTGGTCGCGGTACTTGACCTTGAAGTAGTAAGTGAGGGTGAAGGTGTCGTAGTCCTGCTTGGTGACGCCCATCTCGGCCTGGATCTGCTCGGGGCTTTGCCCCTCCAGGAGGCGCTTCATTATCTCGGTGGGTATGGCTCCCCCGAGCCGCTTCTGGGCATTGTCAGAAAGGTAAAAAGCACGAGGTTTTGAAGAAGGGGTGAAGTCAGACATTGTGTGGGATGGGAACTGCGCCAGAAGCGGTGGGGGCAAAGGGCCATCTCTGACCCTACACAATCATTATAACCACTAGAACGGCGTTGTCAAGGTTAAAACACTGGTAACGATACCAATTCCGGAAAGCTGATCGCCTAGGAAGGGGTCGCGCAAGCGAGGAGGTGGGGCCATCAAGGCCCCCCTCTCTTGCTCCTTCCCCGCTTTTTGGCATCTGGTTTTGGCAACGCTCTTATATATCTATAACCCCTTGCCAAAAACCGTTTTTTGGAGACGATTGCGAGAAAGCCTAGCATTTCCGAGCCCTTCCGAGGGCGAGGATTTTGGCAAGCAAAAACCGGGGCCCTTGCCACTGGCCGGCCGGACCCCTAAAAGCCCCTTTCCCCAGTGTTACCAAGAGGTATCGCGGAGCCAAAATAGCCAATAACTTCGCGCCCTTGGAACCTTCCTATTTGCTAGCTCGCGGGAGGTAGAGTCTCATCGCCACGCGCCCCCCCAGGGGGGCATAGTGGGGACCCCCAGGGTAGGGGTAGCCTCGCATGGGTGCGCGTAATGCGCGGGCGCGCGATCGTGTGCGCGTGTGTGCGCGCGGGCGGGTGTGCGCGGGCGCGGGCGCGGATTACCCAATTCGAGCCTCGGG